GTTAAGATTGAGTGGGCTAAGAACGCAGTTAAACCTAACTACGAAGTTGTTTCAAGTGAGGTTAAAGCTGATACTTATACTCAACTTGCTTCCGGTCTTATTATTAATAACTCTGAAAGCGACGCAGGTAAAGAAACAGTTATGGCTTTGGCTACGCGTAAATGGGTATTAGTTTACAAAGCTACCGGAATCGCTGACGCAGACGACGCCTACCAAGTTCTAGGAGCTAAAAACGGATTACAGTTCGTAGTAGAGCCAACAAGCGACGACGTAGGGGGAAGAGTAACCGGATCAATCAGAAGTTTGACAGGTGGAGGCGAGAGCAATCCAAATGGTCTTAACTTCTTAATGACTGGCGGAATTGCAGCGACTGACACTTACTTTAATAACCGCCTTAAAACGGTTGTAATTCCGTAAGCGATATGACTACAGAAGAATTTAACGCCTTACCCATCGAGGCAAGGCGTTTTATAGAAACTCATGCAGGTTGCCTCTCTTGTGGAAATCCTGCCAGTAAATTAACCAGAGCTTACGAGCTTTATAAAGCGCATAAAATGGCACACGTATATCAATTATTCGGCGGAGGAATTAACTACGTCGTAGACGACAAAAGAGGCGTTCTTTATAATATTAAAGACAGCGACTCGGATTTTGAAATTAGAGAAAAGCTTGCAATCGCAGCTAAGATCAAAGAATCAAACCCGGAAGTATTTATTTCTTACGATAAAGGAGCGATCAAAGAACTTTTAGAGTCTTTGCCAGCAGAGAAAGTAATAGATTTGAGAACCGACGAGCAAAAAGCAGAAGACGCTCAGAAAGAAAAAGAAGCTGCAGAGGCTTGGGGCGAAAGATCTAAAGTTTTAGGTATCGATACCAAAACAGCAGATTACCCAGCATTGCAGGCTTACGTTTCCGAAAAAGGCTTAGAGCCAAAAGGAAAAAAGAAAGCAAATTTAATCGAAGCTATTGACGCTATCGACACCGATTTAGAATAAGTTTTAACAACTTCAAATTATGTTTACATCTTTCTTTAAAGTTGTATCCAATAAAAGGAAGAAGAAAGCCGTTGACACTAAAGGATACGTCCAAATAGGGGAAGACGGCTTATTTTTTGAAACATTGGACAGCGCATACTTAAACAGCCCTACGGCGACAATGTGTATTCTAAAATTCTTAGAATACTGCGTACCTGCGGGTTTACTTCCTGAGTACGTTGCCCTTTGGAATAAAATAAAAAGCGATTACATTCGCTACGGGTATTACCTTTTAAATGTCGAGTATGACGTAGACGGTAACCCGACAGGATTTAAATACAAAAATCCTAAACACTTCCTTATTAAGGACAAAGACGATAATGACAACGCCTCGACGTTCATAAATACAAAGACCGGAGTAACTTATCCGGCTTTCAACAAAGAAAAAGCAGTAGTTCTTTCTCAGTTTGCAAAAGAAGGTTTTCAAAAATATCTTGGTCAAATATACATGTACAATGATACGGCTATGCCTTATCGCATAACACCTTTTTACGCAGTACGTAAATGGATGGAACTAGAATCTGACCAAGCCACTTACGTAGGCAAGGCAAGCGACAACGCTATGTTTGGTAATAACCTTTTTGTTATTAAAGCAAGCAGCGACGCAGACGCAAAAGAATTAGAAGTACTAGGCGAAGTTAAAGACGCGATTAGTTCGGTTAAAGGAGTAGAGGAAGCAGCGCAAAACCTTTTGATTGAATGGAAAGGCGACGTCGAAGACGTTACAAAACTTTTAACTAAGGTTTCTATTTCCAACGATGTTAATATGGATTTGCTAAACGGCGCAGGAGATACTGCAGAAAGTAAAATTTGTGTAGCTTGCTATAACTTCCCTAAAATATTACTTTTTAACGAAAGTGGTATTTTTGGAGATAGCGGAGTGGCAATTGAAACAGCTACAAACTTATGGATTAAGTCTTGCATTACGCAAGCTAATAAAATGCTAGAAGGTTTTATCGAGATAGGTATACCGATTATAAAACAAACAACGCCAGAAGATGCCAGCACTACAAACACCGACCCTGCAGGAGCTTAAAGCTTTTTATCCTACGACTGGCTCTCTTGAAACTTCAATGATCCAGGAACTTACTGATTACGTAATCAATCATATTTTTTTAAAGATGTTTGGTTACGATGCTGCAACGCAAATAGCTTCGGGCGTATTGCCTGATAGCGCCTCGGCTACTTTCTTAGGCTTTCAGAAGTTCCTTGCCTTGTGCGTAGCGTATCAACACGAGAGAGACCCTCTTATGAGCACTAACTTCGGAAGCAAGATAATTTCACGCCAAAACGTAGTTGATCCTACCAACAACCAAAAAAGTATTACTCTTGGCGACGTAGAAGGTACTATCTCTATCCACAGTAGAGAGGCTTGGAAAATTGTTAATAATGCAAAGTGTCAAGGAGTGCCAAGCTGGGGCGGGTATTTCTCTTATAAAATCAGTAGATTATGATAGCGCACTATGAATTTGATAACGCAAACGGAGCAGGAGAAAAAGAAGCGGTAATCGTTCCTAATCCGCCATCGCTTATAAATAAATTAAGCGCGCACGAAACTAATAACATTAGAGCAAAGCTCAACGAACTGGCAGACGCTTCAACGGCTATCACACCAATTCAATATTTAGAGCTAAGGCTTAAGTTTAAAGGCAACGGGAACACCGCGGATACCTTACAAGTAGGTGACATAGTTCACGGATTTAAAGACGCTAGTACAATTTGGAATAATGCAAGATATGAAGGAGGGGACCCAAACAACCGGGACAACTACACACCTTTGTACGATCCAATGCTAGACCCTATTTTGATAACAGCGTCTACGACTGGCACTATGCAATCTTTTATACTACCCGTAGGGTTTGTAGCAGGTAGTGTTATTAAATCCAGAGGTGAATTATTTAAAGGCACGGAATGGACACAGACGGACGATACAGTAACTATAATAGTTAATATAAACGCAGGCAATACAATTTACATTAAATCAATTTAAAATGAAAAAAATAATATTTTTACTTATTATGTCGCTTGCCTTACACGGGTATGCACAAGCTGACTTCCCAGAAGGAATTAATTTAACGGGCAACGTCGAAGATAATTCTGCTCTTTGGGTAAATGTTCAAAGCTCTAACGGAAACGTTAACAGAGTATTAAAGACTTCTTTTTTACCGTCGAACTTTTCGAATGTAGTTTACGTAAACTCAACTAGCCCGACAACGGCTACGATATTTGACTTAAACAACCCACCTACAGTAAATAATAACGCTTTAAAAAATGACGTTAGTAATTTATACATAGGGTCAAACGGTACTACGTGGACCTATAAAACAAGTCCTGCAGGGTATTATACTTACGTTCCGCCTCCTACAAGTAACTTTTACCTTCCCGGAACTACTATAGACGCGGGTAATACCAAAACAGCACCAATTGAAAGAAGCGGTACAGTAGGAGGCGCGCCAGCTACGGCCAGTAACCACTTTATTACAAAAGGCCAAGCGGATACAAAATACTTACCTAATAATTTCAATCAATCCAGATGGCAGTTTAGCGATTTTTTACTGGAAACAATTTTAACTCCTTTCGGCGGTGCGGCATTAGTATCAGGGTCAGTTAACGGTTCTTCTCAAACGTCAGGGCTCGATGTTAATTCACTTGGTGCTTTAGGTCTTCAATGTGGCACAGGAGCGAATAGCGGCTATAGAATGTATGTTTCGTCAATGCCACCTAGAGCTGGATGTACTTTTTTTGGACGAATTGGTTTAGATAGCGGAACAACAGGGAGAGACAGGGTCATAAGAATTGGAATTCACAGCACCCCAAACCAAGTAATTCCGGTGAACGGTGTTTACCTGGAAATACTAGGTAACACCGCTTCCTTTAAGTGTACCGCAGCTTCTACAGCCTCGACAAGCCCTTCCGTAGTTTTAACAGAAGCAACAGGAGTTAATATGCTCTATTATACTTTACTGATTACTTTTACCGCAGACAGAGTGGTAAGATGCGCCCTATACGATTATACATTGACTAATATATTAACCGCAAATTTTACCTCTGCCGATAACATGCCTAATATAGGAACAAGGTTGCAGTGTGGGGTTGTCGCTACAGTAACTACCGCTGGCGCCGCAGCATTAATTTGTCAAATTGACTATATGGGATTTGGAACAGAAAAACCTAATTTTTTAAATAATTTTTAATTTTTTATACTATGCTAAAATACAGATACCCGAGAGAGGGCGGAGGGTACACAGAGACCCTAAACTTAGAAGACATACCGGAAGGCGTAGAATACGAAATAATTGAGTTTGAACCCCCCGTAGAAGGGCCTATTAAACCTAATCCTAAAACCAATACGGGGATTTTTGAATTCGTTTTTGATGGAACTAAAACGGTTTTTAAAATACCTCATTATTTAGAATGGACCCCAGACCATATATTTTTTAATTTTTCAGATGGTTCTATTGATGAACTTGACAAATCATTAAGAACGTTAGACAGTACTGATGTAATTTTCACTTGTAATCAAGCTCCTGTAGCAGGCACCGTTACGGTTTGGTGGTCTGCCTCTTTATTTTAATATTAATACTATGAAAAATATTCCCGATTTAGTAAGAGGCATTTTATCCATAGCGACAGTAATCTTTGGTTTTACTTTTTTCTTTTTTGCTGCGTTCCTGTATCCAGTGCAGGACGCTCAAATAACTATTTGCGTAGTTGGTTTAATGGGTACGGTTTACGGATTTTGGCTTGGCTCTAGTTTAGGCAGTTCCAAAAAGCAGGACACGCTAGACGCCATTCAGAAAAGTTATTCAGAAGGAGATCCGATACCACCTAAAGGTCCAAAAGGATGAGAGTAGAAAACGTGCCAATGTATTTGCTTCTTATGTTTACGGCTGTTTATATGTCGTTTGCTAAGGATACTCCTTTTTGGAATGGCTCTTATTTTGTAACTAACTATGCTATTATGACTATGTTATTTTACTCAAACAAAAATAAGCACATCCGTAATTTAGGATGTGCTTTGTCCTTATCGATTCTTTTGTTTTCCGTATTGAAATTCTTTCTATCTTTAGAACAGACTTACCTTACTGGTTTAAACGCGATTATATTTATCTTAATCGCTATCGCTTTTTATAAATTAGAACCTAAATAAACTATGCACCATTTGTTAACAAAAGCATTTAATACCGGGACCTGGTTCTCTACATTCCTGTATTTTTTAAATGAGTATTTCGACGCCGATTTTATGTTCAAGTCAATTATGGCTATGCTAAGTTTTACTTTGCTTGTGCTTCAAATAACAAATCAATGGTTCATTAGAAAAGAACGTAAAAATAAAAAATTATGAGTCCTAAAGAATTTAACAATGCTTTTTTAGCAGATGCAAAAGAGTGCGAAAGAACAACAGGGATAAGCTACATAGCAACGTTAGCGCAGGCAGCGCTTGAAACAGGTTGGGCAAAAGCCGTTCCCGGGAATATGTTTTTTGGAATTAAGGCAAAACCTACAGATACCGAAAAACAACTAGTAACTACAAGAGAGGTTTTAAAGTCTCCCAATGTTAAGTTCCCCGTAATTATTTCAATCACTAAGCAGGTTAACGGATCGTACTTGTATAAAGTAAAAGATTGGTTCCGTAAGTACAAAACCCCCGCTGATTCATTCAAAGACCATTCTAAATTCTTTTTCGAAAACCCAAGGTATAAAAACGCTTTGGCCGTAAGAGGCGATTATAATAAATGGTTTGACGAATTACAGAAAGCAGGATACGCTACAGATCCCAACTATGCCAAAACCTTAAAGGCCGTTGCTAAAACCATAATTAAAAACTTATGAAAATAACCCTAAAAGTATATCAGGTTATTCTAATATGGATCGTAATAGCTTTCTTAATGTGTTCGTGTGATGTTTATAAGAAATCGGCTAAGACCAAAACTGACAGGGATCTTACCGAGCAAATAGAAACTAAGGTCTTTCGCAAGGGCGATACAGTTAGGTACGAGATACCTAACGTAGTTTTAAAGGACACTACTATTTACACCTACAACAGGCAGGGAACTACTTTAAAAACGGTTTATAACTCGTCTGGTGCTGTCCAGTCAATTGATTGTTTTTCGTCTGCTATTGAAGAATTTAAGAAGGAAAATCGTAATTTAATAGAAAGTATCAAAGAAAAAGAGTCTGAAAAGAAAGAAGAAATTAACACAACTTGGATACTTTACGGATTTTTAACGATAGGTTTTGTCTTAATTGTTGCTTTACTCTTAATATTTTTTTATGTAAAATCCCAAACATCTTCAATTTTAAGCTTAATTAATGGCCAAAAATAAAGATCACAAAAATTTGAAATTAGTTTCAATTAAAAATGAAAAAGCCCTTTTGTAAAAAATAAGGGCTTTTTTGTGCCAAAAAGGCAACAAGAGCAACAAAATAAACAAAAGATTGTTTCCTTGCCAACTCAATAAACGCAAGGCCTTAGGCTTTCTGTAAACAATATAAACAATAATAATTAATATAATAGGAGTAATAAATAATATACATAACGCGTAATATATAATACGCGTTATAGCTCTTATACTTTATAGGAAATCATTGTTTATATTGTTTCTTTGTTTACATATACCCGTTAAGCCCAGTAAACACAGACTTTTTAAAGTAAACAATAAAAAAAGTATATTTTTATTTTGTATATTCGAAATTACTTCGTAGGTTTGTAAAAAATAACACAGGTATGAAACGAATAAACTTAGAAAAGATAATCAAAGACAACGGGCTTAAGGCGACCGATGTCGGAAGGGCTTTGTACCCGAAAGTATTACAGCCCTATCAGGCTATTAAACGCGTTATTGACGGGCACACTCTGTTAGATACTGAGCAGATTGTTAAGCTATCAGACTTAACCAAAATTCCAATCGCAGAGCTATTCACAGAATCTTAATTTTTAAACAATAATAATTTTAAATCTATCACAATGACAAACGTTAACATTTCAATTAATTCAGACGGTCTTAACTCAGAACAAGCTACCGCCTTATCAAATTTCTTAAACACTTTGGCGCAGGGAACACCTACGCAAGGTGAAGGAGTAATCCCAGTTAGCGAAGGAGACCAACCTGCAGAGGATAAGCCAAAGGCTACCCGCAACAGAAGCAAAAAAGTTGAAGAGGTAAAAGAAGAACCAATTGCCCAAGAGGCAGTAAACGAAATTGAAACTACCCTAGAAGAAGACGACGACTTAGACGGACCTGCAGAAACTAAGAAAGTTACTTTACAGGAAATTCGCTCTTTGGTATTTGAGAAAAAAGATGCTCACAAAGATACGATCAAAGCCGAGCTTTCACGTATCGGTGCTGCTTCAATTCCGACCATCGAAGAAAAAGACTACGGGCATTTTTACTCTTTCCTTGAAAGGCTTAAATAGTGAATACCGCTACAAAAAATATCCTTAGAGCCACGATTAAAGTTTATAAAGACTCTAAGGATAAATTAAAGTTTTTGAAACATGAACAGGATAGAAATTTGCAATTAAGTAAAGATCCTTTTCA